CCGTCTCGGATTTTGGTCGCGGAATTTCAGCGCGGCTATCTCTCTCTCGTATCTCCTAAACTGGCTAGAAACGAAGAGTAGTCTTTAAACACTTTATTGGGATAATCGAAGTGCCATAGTTTATCAAGACAATTGCGGTCTTATACTTTATTATACAGGATTAGTTGACAAATATTTAAGACTGCTTCGTGAACTGACGCCTAGGTAACTGTCTGGAAACGGAGATCGATTGCTCGGACTCAAATAAGTGTTTGAATACAAATTAGGGACACGGGCAAGAATGCCGAATCTAGACTCATCACCGAAGGCCATGTAGATATCAATCTGGGCGGGGGTGGGCACTGCCGTATCAACGGCACCGCCCTTCGCCGGGATGATAACGAACCAACCCAAATCATTCTGAATATTATTTGTGATTCGATCAGATGAAAACATAGAAAAATTATTCACTCGCGTGTACGGTATTTCAATTTCAACGGTTTGCTGAACACCTGCGGTCAAGGAAAAATGAGTGTGATGTCGGGGGAGCCAGTTCACACGTGAACCAGGGACTCCGGAATACACATTTATAAGTCCTGAAGGCAAAGCGTCAACATACTGTGAGTAATCAGTATACGTACTCGGGGGTGGAGGATTTCCAGTCGCCAAAGGAGGAACATAAATAACAGTAAAATTGAGAGGGAGGACTGCAGTTCGCAAAACAAACTTAAATCTAAGAGGTCCTCTAAAAGCTGCGAATAAAGAAGAAAAATAAGAAAAAATAGTTGGTTGCGTTAGCGAGCCGTCTAGCAGCCCAGCAATCGCAATCGACCAAGACGTCTGATCTTGAGCAGACTCAAAAGTGCCAGACTTAGTGGCCAAAGAAAATACGTGAGAGTATTTCTTCAGCAGCTCAGCTAGTGAGTGCAAAGGGGGTTCGGATTTGAAGAGGGTCCGTGGTATTACAGCCTCAACCGGTGACACTATCAACGCGTCCTCAGTGGTTTCAGTATTCGAGGGAATGACTGGACCCACTGCAGACTCGGTGGTAAAGCCAGACGGAGCGGATATAACAGGCAACGGATAAGTTCCGTACGTCGAACCAACCGCATCAGCAGCGGGAATGAGAGACAAGTTCTGTCCTGCAATCGTTGAAAATTGGAAATCGTCAGCGGCTGCAACGAACACGTTGAACTCGATCTGCGTCGTAACGTTATTGGGATAAGCAAGCTCATTAATAACGTACACGTTGATCGTGCCCAGCGAATCCACTTGGGAGTAACTTTCATCTGCACTTACCCACTTCGAATGCGAGTAGCTAACATAAGGAACTGTAAATTCAAACTCATCCGAGCCCTGATTGACCTCAAAAGCTAAGCCATATTGCTGAGTAATATCACTAATAGTAGCAAGATCAGGCCCCTTTTTATATAAATCATAATTAATAGAAACAAAAATTTTTGAAACATGAAACGTTGAAGCAACGACTTGTATTTTGTACGTCAAACCTCCTCGCCATTGATGGAAAGGAGTTGCGACGTACTGAAGCAGAGGAACTGGGTTCAACCACCTGTTCGGAGTAGGACCGTCAATAGTGATATTCGCAGGAGTCGGGGAGATAGGCCAATTGGCCAGTCTAGTTCCCGACGGCTGCGAAAAATCCTGAGTGAAGGACCCCAAGTAAGTTAGTCGGCGTAACAAGACATCCATAGCCATGTCGGATGAGAAGGTGGAAAAGTCTTCAGGAGATGTTTCCTGCAATTCAGCAGGGAACAAAGAAAACTTGTCCAAGTACTCAACAGCGACGGAGCTATTCATGTATGAAACGCCGAGCAACCTATTGGGAGCATCTACAACCGTGGAGGTAGGTTTATCCAAACCAAAGAAACTAGCGACGAAATCAATCGAATCAGCCACTATGTTCTTTGGTAGCATCCTCTGGATAATTCTACCAAGTCCGATCGAGGCTTCGGTGGTCCAGTTGAATGGCGGGGAGGGAATTTTGAGCTCCGCTTCCGTCATACGACCGAACACTGAAACCTCGATCTCGCGGGCAGAAGTCGTAGAACAACGCAACTTGTTAAAAACAACAACAACTAAACGTCCAAGCGGAGGCCGGATGGTCCCCTCCTGGGACGTAGTATAATAATCATTCGGATAAATAAAAGGCACCTTAAGAACAGCTGAGGTGGCAGCATTGGCTTGCAACATCACATGTTGGAGAGCTGTGAGAGACGTAAAATGCGTCGTATTGAACGAAGAGTCCAATTGTAACGGAATGTACGCCGCAATCACAGTTCCAGCATGAAATGGTGTGCCAGTGGTTTGAATATGAAACTCCAAATTCCCACGAATAAATTGAAAAGACGCATAAGCCTGAGAGGCCATTTGCGAGGATAGAATTATTTCGTCTGGAAGAAGAGCATTATACAAAACCGTAGTAGGAATCATTGTATCGCTCCATTGGGTCGTGGTCATGAGATGTGGTCTAGCCATCATCTCGGAAGCAGTCCACGAACGCTCATGAACGGTAGAATGTTCGTACGAATAAAAAGGTTTATCTCTCTCGGAGACAACCGCGAGGGGGCGAGTAGTGATACTCACACCCAATTTATCAAGCGCATTGCCCTGCTTGATTAAGGGCTTAGAGGGATTCGAAATAGAAGCAAGTAAAGAATTCCCCTCAAGTTTCTTGCTAGGAAAAATGAAGGTAAGATAACAAAATAAAAGACTAAAGCAATCCCGCGCATCCACGTTATATCAAATAGTGGATTGTATAACGCTAAACTAAAGGAAAATAAAACACGTAACAGAGCAATCTATGTGATGAAACGGAAAATTTTCTTTAAATAAAATAAATAAAACAAAAATAAACTAAATAAATAAAATAAATAAATGAATAAAATTAGAACAATGATTACGTAAGTAATTTGTAACTACAATGTGAAGAAGTCGTTCGGGGTAGGACCTTGCGGTCCGCGCTAAGCGCCCGATTGACGATCACACTGCTAGTGGAAATTTACGATGGATTTGAGTACACTTAAAAGCAACCCTTCACAAGCGAATTTCCCATACAAACACAATCACTGAGCAAACGGCGCGCTTCGACTTAATTGTCTCGCAGGCGCCGTATTATATCAACCTTTGACGGTATGGACTATCACTAGTGCATTTCGAGCAAATCGAAATAGCCACCACTGATGTACAACTCTATCAAATGTTGTTCGGAGTGGAAAACCACCCCTCTTATACCGGCTTGTTTGAGGAACTCCTCAACATGCCGCATCTTCGCACGATAATCATGATGAAGATACGCTTCGCGCTGGTAGTTGAGCAATTTGATATGCGTCAACTCCTCGTTGCGAAATGAATCCTTGACATAATTAAGCGTGCTATTCATCGAGCGCTCCTCCAAAGGAGCCACGATAACGCCTAATTGGGGATGGTGGACAAAAGCGCGTTTCAAAAACGTGCAATTGTCAATTGAGGTGGTCTCATATTTCCAATCTCCTTTGTCGGCGGGGGTAAAATCCATACCCATCTCTCGGAACTCGCCCTGAACCGTCTTCGCATTAAACCAAGATTTATACTTGTTGGAAACCCCAACCAAGCAATCGTCTCCGTAAGCTACGAACTTGACGTTCAAATCATACTCCTCGAAAGTTGGATCACGACCAAACTGTTTAAAAAACAACCTACAAAAGATATAAAGATTATATCTCTTGTGGATCAGTGAATTAAAATCGCCCGTGATCAAGCTCCCTGAGGTTCCACCGTGGGTAGTAAAGTACATCACATCTCCGCACATGCGAAGATTACATACCTTATTCTCCAGTATCTGAGCAAGTATCTTCTTATCATCTGCATCACTCACACACGCATCTACAACATCTTCATTGTTTTCCCGCTGGAAAACTGATAACATGTTTTTGTCATAATTTCCGACATCACCATCGAAACAATTATCACCCAAACTTGTCATATGTTGTCTCAGCTCTGCCCACTCCTCTGAAAACACGTTCAAGCCGACCATCACGCCGGTTTCATAACGTTTTTCGTGCAACTTCACAAGCAAGTGACCGACAGCCATGCGCTCCATGATGAACTCAGGAAACGGAACTACAGCAAACACCCTAGGGGAGTCTACTTTTTCCGTATTTCTGAGTTCATCCTTAAGCGCCTCAACCGTCGGCCATTTCTGCTCGTAAACACCCTCAAGGATGTCCTTACGAGCCTGTTCCACCATATCCTCAAGATAGGGTTTAGGAATGATAGTGAAGCTCTCAGAGAGATCAGGGGGCCCATGTTGCGACACATAAACATGATCTCCTTTCTCACCACCGAGTGGTTTTCCCGCACTGGTATCAAGACGGATTCTGCCTAACGTTTCCATGCCGTTGTAAGCTTCATGAGGACTCAATGACCTGAACTTCGGAATAATGCTCCGCATATATTTCTTAGTCCATTTCATTGCGTGATCATGCACGGGCTTCGTATCAACAAAAGCCTTCTTAGCCTGTACTAGCGTGGAATCCTTACCTGCGAACGTCAAGTTCGCAGGCTTTCGCAACTCCGGGTAGATACCGTTCACCTTCGACTTAACTAAGTTCGACTTACTATTAAACGTGGCATTCCCGGGGGTATCAATCTTCACGACCGAAGCACCCAATCCCGCTTCTTCTACAACGCTGAAACTCGGTTCTTTGAAGAAGAACACCTTATCCTTACCCAGGATCGCACTTCTCACCTGCGCTAATGTTTCTTGCCTGAAACACTTAGCCAACCCTTGGTTATGTAGGTTGTTGCCCGCCACATGATGACCAAGCAAAAACCCATCCTCGGTCACCAACCAAGAACCACACAGACCGTTTCCATGGGTAGAGTAGAAAAAATCTCCTTTCTCCACTACACCCGGGAAAGTCCCGGTTACCGACGTGTACCCTCCTCTGAGAGCAGCACGTGTGACTTCACCTGTTCTCAGAACTCCAAAAGGAGATACCAAATATAATTTCGTGTTTGACGACTCTCTTATATATGGCATCTTCTTGTAGAAAACTGGAACTTCAGGAGGTAACGTTAAGATCATAAGATCGTCAAGCGTATTGATATACGCTACGGTCATCTGAACTCCGTCGTACCTCACAACTTTGTCATTTCCATAGATCTTCGCATAAAACTTGTCACCAAGTTTCATGCCAGGAGCTATATGACGAACAGTGAAAAC